AAGGCATCATGCTCCGGAACGGACGCGGTACCTTAGTTACTAAAGATAGTATAACAGCATCCTTCCACTTTGTCAAGGTCCTTTCGTCGACCTCCTCAAACTTACGAATCTGTTCCCGCGTAAAGTCTGATTCTTTCATCTGCTTTTTTTTAAGCTCCTGCAGGAATGCCACATCTTCAACAATTCCTAGACACATCAATAGTAAATGAGCTATTACCTCCCGAAGGAGGCGCCACATGTGCACCACCTCAAAGAAGCGCGTTAAATAAAAACTGGTGAAAACGCCTGCCATAAATCCCAGAACCACAAATACTGAGAGTTCTTCCATTGTTACTTCATACATCATCTATCCAAACTAAAAAGGCTGTGGGAGTTATCCCACAGCCTTTAGTATATGTTAGGAATGCTTGAAAGTCAAGCGTTATTTTTATTTCTTCTTGAGCGCGCTCTTCAGAATTCGTGCAGCCACACGCTTGGTGATAGCTTCGACGATTTCGTCCTGACCTTCGGCAGTGATGCCGCCGATCCTCATGCCGCCGCCCATGCCCGCAGTGTGGTCGCGACGGGGTCGTCGCTTGCCGCGTGCCGCGGCTTGCTGGGCCGCCGTCTCGGTACCGCGCTGGGCTTTAAACTCCGCAGCTGCTTCTTCTTCGTCTTCGCCATGAGGCGCGGGATCGGATGATGGGTCCAGACCTTTGGCAATTCGGTCCCACTTCTTTTCTCTACCACCGAAGACACCTTCCTGAGTAGGAACCGGGTCACCGGACTTGTCGTCCGCGCGCCGGCTTCCACGCATTTCCTTGCGTCGGTCCTTCATGCTCTGCTTCTTACCGGATTCCTTGCCGTCTTTGGCGCCCAGGTGCTCGTCCTCTCGGTCGTCAGCACCCTGTTCCTCGGCAAGCATCTCATCGTCCATTTCCATGTCGGTGTCGGCTTCCATGTCATCAGCCACATCGACGTCAAGGTCGGCTTCCTCTTCATCAGCTTCAAGGTCGGGGTCCATTTCGGTCTCGACCTCTTCGCCAGTTACTTCTTCAATAGCGCTCTCTAAAGCGGCAAGAAGGTCGGCAACCGAAATCATCTTGTCCGCACCTTCGTCGGGTGCAGGAGCTTCCGGACCTTCGAGGTCGTCGAGCTCATCAGCCTCTTCATCAGCAAACTGATCTTCGGCTCCCAATTCATCTTCGGTTGCGCCAAGTTCGGCTTCGAGGTCTTCCTCTTCGGTGAGTCCCTTGGGGCGAGTATTGTTGTCCGGCTTATTATAACCGGCAGCGCCCTCGTGGCGGCCTCGACCATGAGACTCGTCCATCTCTTCGTCGGGGGCGCCCTTGGTAAGTCCCTCAACAAAACCTGAGGCAAGTGGTTGTAGGCTAGCCAGTTTCATGAACTGTCGAACCTGTGATTCGTTTAATAGTGATTTTTTGGGCATGATCGTTTAATCTCCTAACATCATCGCGAAATATGCTACTTTTAAATAGTATTTTGTCGTTTCAATGTCTTTTTTAATTTCAAGAGAGCAATATCTACGAGTTGTTTGGCTCTCACCGTACTCACGTGATGGCGCTTGCCAATCTCTTCAAGCGTCATCGATCCGTGCTTCATAACAGCAACGGAGGTGCAATTTAAATCCTCCGCAAAGTCTATGTGTAGCCTACATTCAGTATTTTTGCACTTCTCTTTAGTGATTACGCACTCCTCTATACATTTTTTCATAACTCTGGTAACTCCTCTTCTAGTATATCAAATATATTTTCAATGTCGTCGTCTGTCAGAGACAAGTCTCGTAACAAGTTCTCCCCACTGGTGCGCAACTGACGACTTTTTGTAACGCGTCGCTTGGACTGGACTTTTTTATTGATCTTATAATCATCTAAAAAGGCCATGAACAAGGGGTCCTGATCTAGATACGATTCAACACAGTATCTAAAGAACTCACTCTGTGTCTTAATCTGGTCATAAAACAATCGTATCTTAAGGTTCTCATGCAGTTTCGCATTCAAGGAGAAAGATAAAACCGAATGATCGTCAGGATACTTTTTCATCGTAAGATGTGGGTCGTGCTTTCGGTCTGGCCGCTGGCCGTCTGGCGAAGGAACCGTGCTTTGGCCTGGAGTTCCGACAGACTGCGGGCGCCGGAGTAGGAAAATCCACTGCGGATCCCACGCTCCAAGTCTTCGAGCACATCTTCGACGGGCCCTTTACATGGAACAGTCGTAGCCACGCCCTCAAGTGACGCAGTTCTTCCTCGCCACTCAACCTGAGCGTCCTTGCTCGCCATCCCACGGTAGGCCTTGACCTTACCCTCATGGGTATTGATTACATCTCCAGGAGTTTCATCAGTACCTGACAGGAGAGAGCCAAGCATAACGAAGTCAGCGCCAGCTGCCAAAGCTTTGACAATATCCCCCGAGTTTCGGATTCCCCCGTCAGCAATGATGGGAGCGTCCCTGTCTGATCTCGCGCAATCAATAATTGTGTGAAGGCCCGGGACACCGTGGCCAGTCTGAATCCTAGTTGAACAAATAGAACCGCCACCAATGTTGCAACGCACACTATCGGCTCCCCAATCGACCAAATCATTGTAACCCTCCAAGGTTGCGATGTTGCCCGCCATGATATGAACTTGGTCGCCAAAGGTGGCACGCAGTTCGCTAAGGGCTTCCTTCATTAGTATGTGGTGGCCGTGGGCCACATCAACACACAGGATGCGTACGCCTATCTCACAGAGAGCACTCGCTCTTTCTAAATAGTCTCCAGAAGTTCCTATCGCTGCAGCGGCGTTGCATTGGCACAGGGTAATAATATGATCCATAATTTCTAATTGCCGTTCAATCGTGTTATAACGATGAACAACGGCGAGACCTCCTTCTTGCCACATGGCTACGCCCATCTCTTCTTCAGAGATGGTGTCCATGGGGCTCGCTATGATAGGCAGCCTTAAAGAAACATAAGCATAGGGACCATCTAGGGCACTCCCAATGACTACGTCGGATCTACTTTTGATGTCGGAGTATTGGGGCTCCAATAAAACATCATTATATGTAAGGGCTTCTTTAATCTTCATTTCTAGTCTCCAGTACTTCGTTTATTACTCCCCAGCAAACAGGACACGTCAAGTGTACGCGCTCTTCGCGAATAGTTACGTGCCACGTTTTAACTGTTTCTCTGTTTCTTTCGAACGTCGTTTTACACATGCAGCATTCTTTAGGATGCTTCATCATTAAAGCCGTTTGCTCTGCTAATTGCTTCTCCACGTTCTTCCGGTCGGCTTTGCGCTTCGCCGTGTTCACTTTGCGTAGTTTTTTCATAGTATTTTATCTATAACTCCTAAAGAGAGAGCCTCAGCAGCAGTCATGAACCAATCAGTCTTGTTTTTTAAAACCTCTTTAAGCTTCTTCTCGCTAATCCTGGTTTTTGCTACAGTGATCTCTTCAATCTTCTTTTGTAGGCGCTTCGTCTCTTCAAGGTTCTCCTCCATATCTTTTACTTTTCCATAAAAGCCCGTCGATACTTGATGATAGAGGGGGGTGGAATGAACATATCCAAAGCGCTCATGCCCACAAATAAGTATCATAAAACCGCAAGACATTGCAGCTCCCGTAACGATAGTATGAATGGGGGTCTCACTCTTCCCCATAACTCCTAGAAGCCCCATGCACTGATACACCGCTCCGCCGTAGGAATCAATATATAGGTGAATGGGCTTAGGCTTATAATCTATATCGTGGACTTGATAGAGGCGGTGTAGATAACGATCGTCGGCGTTAATGTCCACAATCGCTTTAGTCAAGTCATTCATGGATTTTTGAGTTACTTGGGAGGACAAATACAAGGTACGCTTTCTTGGACTCGGTAGTTCAATCATGTATGCTCCCTATTTCCCGGTACTGCCGAGAGCGCCGTTTCCACGTTGTGACATGGTAATGGGATACCAATCATAAATATCGGGAGTCTGGCTGGCTACAAAGCGAGCATGCACCACCGGGACGACAACTGCCTGGGCAACCTTGTCGCCGGGCTCTAAATGTTGAGTCTCGCTGCCCAGATTATGAAGATTCACAAAAACCTCCCCTTCGTAGCCACTATCAACCACGCATGCGCCCACCAAAAGTTGTCGCTTATAGGCAACTCCTGACTTATTCTTAATCTCCATCATATATCCATGAGGGATTCCAAAGGTACAGCCAGTTGGTACCAGTACACTGGCGCCTGGGGCTATAGCCAAGGTGCTTTCAGATTCTTCTGTGGGCGTCCAGCGCAGGTCTAATCCTGCGTCGCTTGGGTTGGCTCGTACAGGAGGAAAATCGTTTCCTCGTAACATGTGGTATTGTAATATCATTTTCTATCCTAACAATCTTAGATTTCTTTTAATTGAGCGGGTTGAAAACCCCCACGCTGGGTCGAAATCTAGTTTACCCATATAAGGACGATTCAAGTGAATCCTATCCTTACCTTCTATAATACCCCAACATCGGAACTTTGTCAACACTGAATTTGAATCAATTACAGCAACAATCCAATAGGGTTTTCCGTTCTTTGTCTTTTTTCGAATAATCTCGCGCGGAATAAACCATACTAATCCCAAGTCTGGATCGTAATCCGAAACGGGCGGTACATAATTGGCTTCGAGCCGGGTCCTGACCTCGGGCGTCATCACCAAGTGCATTGGAAAGATCCCAGTAAGCGTCGTAAGATTATCAATCTCTTCGGCAACACTGAAGTCCGCCTCATCTTGGTAGTTCTCAATGTTCTCGTTGAACTTCTTCCGATTGTAAACTCTCTCCACGGCGACGGCAGACCAGAAGTGCTTGCGCCCTGTGAATCTGTCGTCCATCAGTTTGTTCAGCGCTCCGGAACGGCACAGTACATCCAGCGCTTTTTTGTTCAGCTTGCTGTATACAATATCATCGTGAAACAGGAACTCCTCAATATTGTTGAACGGCCGGTTGTCGACAATCTGCTGAATAGCTGCATCACCCAATCCCTTGAGTCCAGCTAGTGGCTGCACCAGTATCTTGTCGTTGGTGGGATGGATCTCCCACACAAACGATGATGTGTTAATGTCTGCTTCTACAATCTCAAAGCCGTTTGACTTCGCGATGTTGATTGCTCGCTCCTTGCGCTTCTCTGGTTCCTTGTCGAGGAACGCTGCCATCCACTCTACCGGGTAGTAGTTGTATAGCCACGCGCACTGGAACGAGATTGCCGAGTATGAGATAGCGTGTGACTTGTTGAAGCCGTAGCCCGAGAAGTATTCAAACCTCTCCCACATATCCTCGGACTCGCCATGGCGAATGCCCTTCTCGACGCAGCCGTTGATGAACTTCTGCTTGAGTTGATTCTTGAGCTTTGCTCCCTTACCTGTGCCTTTCTTAGTCAGCACCTTTCGGAGCATGTTGCCTTCGTCTAGCGTGAGGTCTTTGCCGAGCCGGTGCGCCAGTAGCGCGATCTGCTCTTGGAAGATCAGGAACCCGTAAGTCTCTTGAGTTACGTCCTTCACCTGCTCATTGAGATAATCAATCTCGTGGGGCATCCCCTTAGCTTGAATGTATTGCTCGTGCACATTGGCGGAAAGTGGACCTGGACGGTAGATCGAGGTGATGGCTGAGATATCAACTAGTGACTTCGGCTTTGCGTTCGCGCAGAATTCCTGTGCCCGCTGTTCAGTAAACTGAAAAATACCGGCGAAGTTTTGCTTCTGGAATATATTCCTATACACCTCTTGATTATCGAAATCAATCTTGTCCGGGTGGAGGTGTTCATCGTAAAATGCCTTCACGTCTTCGAACGTCGGGTCGGGGATGTTGTGGTGTCGCTTCAAGATGTGACGGATTGCGCCATCAATCATTCGAAGTGTCGAGAGCCCCAAGAGGTCAAACTTAATAAACCCGAGTGGCTCCAAGTGCCGGAGGTTCTGTCCCTCGGCCCAAGGCGACTGTCGCACCCCTCCCGAACTAATGATCGGCATATGCTCGTTCAAATCATCGGCAATCAATACACCGCCGGCGTGACGGGAGCAGGAACGAACCTGTCCAACCAATGCCTCAACGTGCGTCTTGATGTGCGGATACTTTATTAGGTAGCCGCGCAAGGAGGGCGATAGTTCCATCACCTCTACCCAAGTCGGAACATAAACTCCCGCCTTAATTCCGTGCTTCATCTTGGCTGCGGGGGTTGCTTCGAAGATCATGTTTGATGTTACTTTATTAACTTCACCGAACTCAATGCCATAGAACTTAGAAATGTCTTTGATCAATGACTTCAACTGAAGGGTATTCCAGTTAGAGATTGGGATGACCGAGTTCTTGCCCCAGTCCTCCATCAGCATTTCCTTGAGTTCCATTGGCTCCGCGACATCATAATCAATGTCGGGGTAGTCCGTCGCATCCTTGCGCAGGAACCTCTCGAAGAGGAGCCCATACTTGATGGGATC